CCACCTACGCGCAGATCGGGATCGGCGCTCTTAACTTCTTCGTGTCGGGGTTTAAGCCTGGTGTCTCGGCTCGTAACCCCTCTGACTGGCTAACGAAGTACAGCGGAAGTCAGCAGGGCACCGACGACGAGTCTGACGTGACGCTGCGAGCTCGCAACCTGGCGAAGTGGGACGCGGGCGTGGGATCGCCGGAACGGGGGTATCGTCAGTGGGCGATCGACGCCACGAGCGGCAACGCCTCGGCGGCTGACAGAGTCACGCGCTGCAACGTTTACACGGGCAGCAACATCTTCGATCCCGGCACTATCCAGGTCGTCATCGCTTCGTCGACTGGCGGTGTCTCTGGCGGCGTTGTGATGCAGGTTCAAGACTACATCGCACCGATGCAGGTAGGCGGCTTCCGAATTCCTGAGACAGCCAAGGCGATCGTGTCGTCGGCGACACCCATCAACGTCGCCGTGATCGCGACGCTAAAGGTGCAGTCGACGTACAACACGACTGCTTTTCAGGCTCAGGTCGTCGCCAACGTGCGGGCGTACTTCTCGGACTTGCCGATAGGCGGCACCGTGAGTGCCGAGCGCGTGATCGAGGTGCTGCTGTATCCGGCGGGCGTATCGGCAGGTGTGATCGTCGACGCGACGGTGATATCGCCAGGGCAGACGCTAACGTTCGGGCCCCTACAACTTCCTGTGCCGTCGCCGATCACGCTGACGTTCGTGTCTGTCTAGCTGCCGCGCTTCGGCTGCTCTGTGTACGCCTCGACGGCGGCGACGACCTCGTCGAGGCGGCACAGCGGCGAGCGAATGTCGCCGTGCTGCTGCCCGAGCGCGAAGGCCGCGATCATGCGGGCGTCGTGGCTGCACGGCATCAACGTCGAGGCGACGTCGTTCTGCTGCATCTGCCGTGCGTAGCCCGCGCAGTACGAGGCGTAGATGTCGAGGTTGGTGCTCTCGACGATGGCGTTGTGGATGTCGTCGAGGCGCAGCTGCATGCGCTTGGCGTGCTTGGAGGGCTTCTTGGGCTTGGTCATGTGGGTATCCTGTAGAGGTTGATCGATCGTACTCATGATCCAGATACTCGACGGCACTCTACGTTAACCATGTCAAGCTGTCAAGCCTTTATTAGACACCTTTTACAATGCCTCCTCAGAATACACTCACATACGCATCTCTCTGTGCCCAAATCCTACAAAAGCCCTGCTTCGGATCTGGCAGCACCAACGCGCAGAACGGCGCCGCCTATCAGACCGTCATGGGCGGCAACATGGACATCGAGCTCGACAGACTGTACTGGGCTAAAGAGTGCCAGTGGCCGTCGGAGACGCCAGCCGATGCCCTGTACTTCCTCGCCAACGAGCGCGGACTAGAGCGCGTCGTCCTGATCGGTACTGGCGGCACGCTTGAGAATGAGCTCCTGCACCGCGATCGCTTGAAGCACGCTTGGAACCTGTGGGCAGTGTCGGGATCGCAGCAGGGACACCGCGACGAGCTCGCGTGGTGCGGCCTGACGGCGACGCAGGTTCTTCGTCGCGTCGACTTCTCGTCGCCGCCGCCCGTGGGGTCGCAGTATGTACGTGCATTCGCCACACAGGTGTGGTCGCAGTTTGACATACTCATACGACAGCCTATGCCTATTCAGGAGCTTCTGTGGGGAAGTGGGTGGCTTTATGGCGACGGTAGCACCTGGGGTACGACATTGACGCTGCCAGAGATACAGCAGCTGCGTAGATTGATACGTGACCACAAGAGCGCACACGATACTTGCACTTACTTTTGGCTACAATTCTCTACAGGACCCCTCTGGGGTACGTTCTTGTGGGGAAATGGCGTACTTTACGGAGGAAGTGGGCCCGCAGTGACGGGCATCGTGTGTGGTGAAGAATCGTGGTTTACGCGCGGATTCGCTTGACGAAATCGCTACAGTTTGATAGCATGACGTATGCGACAGTGGCAAATTTACGTTCTTAAAGATCCAACTTCTCAGGCTGTGCGTTATGTAGGATGGACTTGTCGATCGCTTGCAGATAGACTATCTTCGCATAAATCCGAAGCTCTTCGTAAAAATACCGACGGCAAATGGCACAGAATAAACCATCGTCTTAACTGGCTTCGTGCTCTTTACCTCCAACACCAAGTACCTATTATCGAATCAGTTGAGGCCGGACCACTGATTTTGGACGGAGGCACAGACGATGCCAAAATCTACCAAGAAGCTGAAAAGAAATGGATCCAACATTTTAAAAGTCTTGGTGCAGATCTTGTAAACGGAACAGAAGGTGGTGAAGGTGGACCTGCTGGTAGCATATGCTCTGAGAAACGACGTGCACTTGTTAAAGCAAAAGCACAAGCCCGTGCACTGGCAATGTCGGCAGAAGAACGACAAGCATTGGGTGAACGTACACGAGCAATAATGGCAGATCCGCAGATGCGACAACGGCTCAGCGAGCAACACAAGCTGCGTTTTGTAGATCCTCAAAAGCGAGAAGAAGTGTCTGTAAGACAACGAAAATATTTTGAAGAGCATCCTGAACATGCTGCGGCAGCGCGTGGAGCGCTTCATCGTGGCGTAACCCGAATGTGGTCCGATCCTCAGATGCGTGCGGCAGCAGAGGAGCGTGCACGAGAACTCGGGAAATTAAGGCGCGGCGAAGCTAACGCTTGTGCAAAATTGACAGAAGAGGCTGTGCGGGATATTCGTAAAACGGCTAAAGCGCCGTACAAAGGCATGATTATGGCTCTTGCCCGCAAATACAAAGTAGACAAGAAGCTAATCCGGTTGGTAATTGATCGCGAGATTTGGGTCGATGTTGTCGATATTAATGACTCAGCACCAGAAACGGCACCAGACTCGCATTGCACAGCGCTGCCAGACCTGGCCGCGACACCGACGCCGTCAAGAGGGCCTGATACTGTGCCGTCGTCGTGACAGTCTTGCCCTGCCACTTCTGCTGTACCTGCTGAAGATCGTCGACGATGTCGGGGCCGATGCGATATACGGGCGGCGACAAGTTCCCGTCGGTGGTGAAGGCGCTGACACCCTGCATGCCGAGTAAGTAGGGGTGGTTCTGCGTCGTTCGCGACGTCAGCTCGGCGACGAGCCATGCCACCGCGACGCTGCTGTCGATATTTGGCGAGGTAGTACCCAGCGCGAGCAGAGGCCCACCCATGACGATAGGCGTCTGCGGCGTCGTGTTGGAGACGAAGACGGGGGAGCCTGTACGGGAAGACTTGTAGAGAGGCCCCATCGCGTTGCAGGCAGCAACATAAGCAGCCCTCCCCGTGCCGTCGATCTGATCTGTGATGATGACGAGTGGAGCGTGAAAGGCCGCCGCGAAGTCGTCGACCTCGCTCTCGTTGACGAAGCGATCCTCCGTGGTGCCGTAGGCGACGACGAGCGGCGGCCCCTTGAAGTTAGCAGTTGTGACGGCGTGAGATAGGACGTCGAAGCCGGCGTCGTTGCCAGAGTACAGCCCTGGTAGAAACTCAGTGTGCATGTATAGAGGGTGAGAGTGGGGTGGTGGGTTGAGCTTGACATGGGGAGAGCAACATGGTAGACATGACTAATGATTGAGATCGTTGGAGCTGCGGCCCTTGGTTGTGCGTGCTGGAGTACTTTGAAGTGGCTGGGCGGCGTCGTCGCGAGGGCGACTGTACGCAGCGTCGCTGCGGATGCCAAATGGCGTCGTCATGTAGGTGCGCCTATCTTCGATCTCGCTGGTAACATTCTGGAAGACGAAGCCACAGAGTTCTGCACAGAATGTGGGAAAGCAGCCACAGAGCTGACGATGTTCGGTCGTTGCCAGTCTTGCTACAGTAAGAGCTGGGCAGCGCTTGCAGCACGTACTGCTCAACATCGCGTCGCTCAGCCCGTCGAGGTCGCCGCCAACAGGCTGTCGCCGCTCGGCTTCGTCGCGATGTCGCTTCGTCTCAGCGACGAGGCTGCCGCTCGGTTGAGCGCCGAGCACTACAAGCAGGTCGTCGCCGTCGTCGAGGTCGCAGCGGATCGGCTCAGCAGTGAGCTTGTCGGTTGTGGAGACTGCGGCGGCTTCGGCGGCGTCCACACGGCGGTGTGTAGTGAGTGGGACGACATGCTGGCGATGGACAGCGACGAGATGATGACAGGGCATAGCGAGGATCCGAAGTATGAATAAAGAAATGTACATGGTTCTGAAGATTTGTCGGTGGGATGGTATGGTTCTGTCGACAGGCCAGCGATTTGCTGGATACCCTGGATCTGAGGGCTGTTGTCTGATCTACTCAAGTCTTGAAGCTCTTCGTGCAGACTGGCCGGATGCCAAGTATGTCGTAGTTTCGGAGGAAAGTTGATGCTACTCCTCGACGACATCAAATCCCAAACGATACCACCACGCTGCCTCGACGCCAAGAAGCTGCTCATCACCGGCCCCGTCGGCGTCGGAAAGACGACTGCTGCTAAGGCTCTCGCCGCGAGAGCGATGGGCATCGAGGCGGCGCTGCGAGCCCTAGACGGTCCTGCACTCCCTTCAGATATATCCTTACTTTATCCCTTCGACTTCTTCCACATCAACGGCGGCGACGACGGCATCGATCGCATCCGCGAACTCGCTGCCGCGTCGATGCAAGCTCCCAGTGACCCCCGTGCCAAGTGCCGCGCTTTCATCATCGACGAAATCCATGCCCTCCCTGACAAGGCTGTGCAGGCGCTGCTACTACCGCTTGAGCGCGACACCACGAACTTGTGGATCGCATGTACCAGCAGACCCCGCGGACAGCTCGACGCCGCATTACGATCAAGGTTCAGTTGTCACCTAGAGCTCGGTGCCGCCGATGTCGCGGCTGTGCTGACGGGACGTGGTGTTGACGCTGCTGAGGCCGCCGCCGTGGCGAAGCAGGCGCAGGGCGATCTACGCTTGGCGCTAGGTGGTGGCGCAGCAGGCGAGGCGGTGCAGGACATCGTCGCTATCACAGCGCAGGGGCCACGCTTTCGCGGCGACGCTCGGCGACTCTACAGCCTCGCCATCCGATCGCCCTTCGCCGTGCAGGCATCGATCCTCGACGCTCTGCTCGACTATCCTGAACAGCACACTGTCATGACCGCAACTTTATCGACGAGAAACGACATCGCCGCCCACCAGATCGTCGCGGCGGCGAGGAAAGCGAAGCTACTATGAGCACGACCAATCTGATCCACAACGGCAAGGCGCTATCGCGCTTCAACCACAACGGCCGAACCTACATTGTCTGCCCCGACAGCGGCGACTTCGAGGTCGACGTAGCATGGTCGTGCTATAGTGGCCGTAGCGAAGTCTGTATCTCCGTCGACGGCCTCTCGGTCATGGATGGCAAGCCTGCGTCCATCATGACGCGCGGCTACATTGTGAGCGACACGAAGCTGCGGCTACCAGGATGGCGCCTTGACGGCGGCAGCGTCGCTAAGTTCGAGTTCACAGCGGCGCAAGACAGCTACGCGGCGTCGAAGGGCGCTGTGTCAAATGCTGGCGTCGTCGGTGTCGTCGTCTTCGCTGAGAAGCGAGCGCCGAGCTTCAGCTATCGCGGCGGAGGTGTCGACCTTCACGCTGGCAGTCGCGGCGACCTCAGCTACCAGTCCAAGGGCATACAAGTGAACTGCTCGACCGTGCCCACTCGCAGCGCCTCCGTCGGCACAGGCTTCGGCGACCGCGCCGAGTTCACCACCTCGACGACCACGTTTGAGCGTGGCAACGAGATCGGCCGCGAGGTCGTCTACTACCGGACGCGGCAGTGGCTTCGCGAGGCCGGGATCCCTGTGCCAGCTGAGGACGTTGGTGCTGTCGGCGAGGCGTGGCCTGGTGACGTCGTCGCCTGTGCGCCGCCGTCGGGATGGCGTGGCGATCTTTAAGATCGCTTCGTTTCTCCTCGTCGAGGACGACAACATGTGGTCGCTGTACAGGCGTCGTCTCGGCAGCTGGCGGGCCTACCTCGCAG